CCTCTTCGGGCTCACCAATTGCCTTTGGTGGCACCGGCTCAACAATGGTGAATTCATCCGGTGCTATATTGTACATTCTGGTTATGTATGCAGGCTTAAAGCGTACACCTAAGTCATTGGCTAATATTTTATCCTGCTTTGCCTGTTCTTCACTTACCGAATGAGGCTCGAACATAGTAAAATCAGGCCTCGGCACATCTACGCCAAAGTTAGCATCTACCATGTGCCTAATCAGCTCATTAGTCAGCCTGGTAATCATTAACATATCCTGATCTCGGCGTTCGTCTTTGACTCCCTGGTGTGTTTTCGATGCTGCATAAGAACCAACGTCTCCAACGTCCGTGGTAAGCGTCTGGCCCAACCACAACTTTGCGATCTGCTTGTCCATGGCATCAATTAAACCACTAAAAACCTCTGACGACCTTGTGCCCGAAGCTTCTAAAAATTCCACCGTGTCATCATTGGGAATACCGAGAACCCCATCCTGTACCATTTCGTTTAGGCTGCTAAGTAAATCATCTATCTGTGTTTCTGATGCGCCCGCCTGGTATTTCGCTACAAGTGTAGGGATACCATATTTTTCAGCCATTACATTCCACCAATTACAAGCGTTGTGTTTGAAGAATACAGGCCACCAGCAGAGAGACAGTAATGCCTTGCCATAGGGATTGTCATAGTTCCTATCATTGTAAGCAAACAGAAAGCGGTTGTCATCTACAGGCACACCCAGGATTTCATTGCCAATTGAAAGAAACATCGGCTCATTCTGTGTGTTAAAGGTAAACCAGCGATTCGGAACCGGCTCTAAATCAGTAACAATCCATTTAAGGTCTATGATATCCCAGTGTATCTGAATCGGGGACATACCCCAGCCATTAGCACGCATTACACCGTCAAAATATAGGTTCATATCGAGGTGTTTGAAATTAGCTTGTACGAATTCTGTTACCTCTGGCGTTGAATCTCCCTGGGTAACATCCCATTCGAGATCCCGGACAGCCGCTTTACGGGAATCCATAACGGTCGACACCTGCGCGTCGGTCTCAACATCCCTGTAGGCTTCCCATTGATCCTTGCCAAGTTTTTCCAGCACCCGGTCAAGGTTGTATACGATGTCAATGCTCTGGAACTCATCCGCAGCGGTCTTACGACTTGCAATGATCTTTGTGCTCGGCACTACTTCCTGTTTCTTTTCTCTATTTTTCTTTGCCATTATTTTCCTGTGGTAAGTGGTGGGTTATTTTAATAATTCAGGGTTCTCGTAGATATTGCCTATTACTTCGGATTGTTTTCTGCCAGCATGTTGGCAATAGTGAATGTCACCGACATAATCTCCTTTTTCATTTGCCAAACAAAAAGCCCCCTCGATAAAAACTATTTGCTGTGTACCAGCCCAAGAATCCAGATCAACAATATCCCCCTCATAGATTTCTTTACCATTCTTATCCTTGAGGCCGGTGTATTGCATAACGTCAAACCGATCGCTATTTAGAAAATCCCCGAAGTTTTCACAGCCATACTCAAGAAAGTCCTTCGCCCCCCCTCGCTCACCAAGGCAGTCATCGCAATCACGATGGTCTTGTATATCATATATCATGACTTTAGTTTTCTTATCCCAAGCTCTAAATTTAATTTCTCTCATTATTTTCCTGTGGTAAGTGGTGGGTTATTATTCTAAATCCTTTGCGTGCTCTATAATTTTTTGCTTGGCATCCTCTAGGGCCCCTATAACTGTATAGCATTCTCCCTTGTCTATCAGTTCATCCAATGATAGTTCAAGGCGAAAACCTTTTCTTGCCGGTTTCAATACTGTTACTATTAGTTTAGGCAGCATCGTTTAACTCCTTTTGCTTTCTTTCTATTTCTTTAAATTCCTTTTCCCAATAACCTAGCATACTTTTATAGTTTTTCTTTTCAATAGAATTTTTCAAATAAGCTGACCCAAAGAAGAACAAGGCTATAATCAATAATATTACAGTCTCAGGCATTAACAGCCTCCTTTGTCATTGGTGTATAGTCTGTAACTCCATTCTCATGGGTGATGTAAAATGATTTCTCACAATTCATGCATCGGCCTGTAAAGCCAGTCATCTTATGCTGCAATATCTTTATTCCGTAGGTGGCGCAATTCGGGCAGTGTGTTCTATCTGGTATAATCATTAGTATAGGTAACATCGTTTAACCCCTTTTGCTTTCTTTCTTTTTGTTCAAGTGTATAATCTATAATTCCATTTTCGTAGTTGATGTAAAAATAACTCTCACAATTCATGCATCGGCCTGTAAAGCCAGTCATCTTACGTTGCAATATCTTTATTCCATAGGTATTGCAGCTTGGACAGTGTGTTCTATCTGGTATAACCATAATCAATTCCCGTATAAAGGTCTGCGAATGGTCCTAATTTTCTTTTCAAAAATCTTAAAACATTCTTTACAAAAGTAAGTTTTTGTGTCCCTAAAAGAAACCCTTTCAGTTAAATCAGCTTGGCAATGGGGGCAGGTGTAAATAATTATTTCATTCATATAAATTCAAACTCCACTTCTTCTAAATCAGGGTCGAGGGCAGGGGAGAAGGATATCTCATTACAGTCCCTTGTAATACGCTGACAGCTAGGCAGAAAAAGAACGAGCCCCTCGACTGTAACCGAAAGATTTCGAGCCACTCCAAGCAAAGCCTCATCGTTGATGCATATTGTATAGTCGTTTTCGGTTTCAATCATGATTTACCCCCCCTCCGACAAAAGATCTGTCAAAGCCTCTTCTGTGATATGAACTATTCGCACATCACTATTTTTATCTATAATGTTATGTCTCCGTATTTCTTCATGCATTTTTATTATATCTTCGGTTTTCATTCAATAACCTCTCAGTCTCTTTAAAGTATCTTTTATCACTTTTTCTGAACACCCCTCATTTCTCATCTGCTGCTCTATGGTAACATCATCTTTTATAAGAGGATAAAGCCACCAGAAAAAGAAAGCCAAGGTCAAGAATGCCGCAGAAATATTAATCATCATAGCTTCACCATAATTTCAAAAAGAACACAAAAAATTGCAGTCAACCAGACCATCACGATACAAAAATGAACATTTCTAAGCATATCAATAACCTCTCCGAATAGGTTTAGTTTTCTTGCTTCTTACAGTGGGAAGTCCTGATGGTTTAAGTATAATCCAATTCACTAGCTGTGAAAAGGCGTCAACCCCATCTTTATACTTTATATCGGGGAAACCGGCCATCATATCAATAAAATCTGCTACCCAGGGCTCATTTGCTGGTAAATAGACATTCCCGGCTTCAACATAAGAAGTTGAACTATGCGCCCTGGCTAGTTTATCACCATAGGGCTGGATGGGGATCAATGGCAATGCCACTGTGGTATCGCTCTTTAAATCAGGAATCAAGTCCTGTCCGCTGGATTTATCTTCAATCAATATATCCGTGGCTGGATTGGCCCCATTTTCAATTACAATTCTTTTCTTTAACTCCGGATATTCGGCTTTCCATGAAAAGTACTTTCTTATATAAAGGCCGTTTGGATATTGATCAGCTACAATTACAGCGGATTTATCATTTTCTTTGCCTTTCTTATGCGCTGTGTCCCAACTATGAATAGTCCTTATTTTACGAGTTTGTGGCAAGTGAACCCATGTTCCCCACCATTCACGCTTGAAGATAGTTCCCTCCATGGCTGAGGGATGTTGTAGTATTTGACCAGCATAGTCTTTTGAACCTAAGTTTATTTTCTTTAGCGCAAGGGATTCACGGCTGGTTCTAAGTGGGTCTAACAGTCCGTCAACATACATATCTTCACATTCCGCCGGGACTATATTATTAAGGGTTGTAATTTCCCCAGGTAAACAGAGATGAAGTGTAGTAGGTGATTTTTTATCTAGCTCAACGCCCGTGGGGTCATCCTGTGCTAGCCTTTGCATTATTAAAATAGTAAGCGTTACTTTTTCATCTACTTTACGAGTAGAAAGTGTTGGGCCCATGAATTTATTAGCAGTTTCCTTATCTACATCACTAGCGGCCTGCTTTGGACTCAAGGGATCATCAACGCTAAGCACAAGCCCATGGAATCCGGTTATCCCTGCACGAACAGAACAGGACTTGCGGCCACCGCCATTAACAAGCTTCCCATTTTCCATTATTTTAAAACCGTATTCCCTCACCTGATCTCGACTGGGATTAAAAGTGATTCTACCAGGCCACATCATTTGAAATTGATCTGATTTGAGTATGTCTTTGCAGAAAAGAGCGTCCCTAGTGGCTAGTCCAATATCAAAAGATGCGCCAATCCACCTGAAAGTAGGGTCTTTCATAAAACACCACGCCGGAGCCATTACAGATACAATGATTGATTTTGTACTACTAGGGGGGATGTTTATTATAATCTTGTCATAGATAAAAGGCTGCCTGTCAATAACCCGTTG